TGTGTGTGGAAGGCTGATATTTGACGCTGTAGAAGTTTTAAACTTGCTAGAGCATCCGACGTATCAATATTTACATGAATATTGGATTGAACATCAGCCATCCATTAACACCTCTTTTTATTTAATTGTTTACAAGATTGCCAAGTAGAGTAGCGTCTGAAAGTCTAATTCCAGATGCCTCTTCAACGATCTTGTATACTGTAGGAAGATCCATATTTTCTTCTAGGGCTTCCTTGTCTTCTGCCAATTCTGGCTTGTATTGTTGCATTGCAATTTGTACGCACTCCATAAGCAGATTCATTGACTTCTCATTATCTTCTGCTACCTTTGCGATATCTTCAAACTTCTTCATAAACGGACGAAGTAGTGAGATTTTTAGTGGTCTTACCTTGATCTTGGTTCCGTCGATCAGAGTTACTGTTTTTTCTTCTGTGGCAGTTGCCATCTATTCCTCCTTATAAGGTTTAGTTAATTATACCATAGCGGAGTCATATTTTTTGCTATTCGTAAACCTCATAAGTAAGGCCCATTCCAATTCCAAACCCAGCCTTTTCTGCATTCTTTCCTTGTAATGCAAGAATGTCTTTTCCATCTACGGCCTTACCACCACTGAATACTTTGGCCTTCATGTCTTCCCATGCATTTGGATTCCCTGAATTTTTATCAAGATCCACTCCTTGCATGGCAGCAGCAAACTTTTTATCACTGTAGTCTAACTCTCTTTTGATTTTAATAGTTGCTGTAAGTTCTGGCATTGAAAGAGACTCTTCTAGTTCTTCGTAGTCTTTCCATATCCCTATAAGAAATGCTTCTGACTCAAGTTTTGCAAGATCTAGCGTTTCCCATGAAGAGCCACTGTCTACTGCTTGAGACTTAACCGTGTCTTCAGACTTTTGATTTATCTTAATTCCTGCTGCAATGTCAATTACTTTATATATAGTTGGAAGGTCTAAATTATCTTCAACATCTTCCAAGGTTTTGATGTGTGGGGCATATTGTTTCATTGTTACTAAACAACAAGAAACTAAAACAGATATAGATTCATCGTCTGATTTTGCTTCTTTTATAGTTTCAAAAATTTCTAAAAACTCTCTAAGATATTTTATTTTAAGAGGTCCAGCCTCAATGACTGTACCGTCTATAAGACTAAACTTTATTTTTTCATAAATGCTTGTTGCCATTATATAAGTATACCAAATGGAAATGGAAAAGCCCAGACTTTCAAGGGTCTGGGCTAATCCTATTAAGTTGTATTATGCTGTTAGAGAACGATCTACGATTCTACCGTATGATGCGTCATCGTTTGGAAGAAGACGGAATGATACTTCAAACATTGAAGCCTCATCACGCTTTGCTGATACTGTTACATTCTCAATTGAGAGTGCACGGTATGCAACGTAAATTCTTTCCTTTGGTGTTGCAGCGGAACCAGATCCTGGACCTACTGCTACAAGGCCACGCTCTAATGGAACGTCACCAATATCTCCTGCAGACATCTTGAGTTGTGAAACTCCTGATGCTGATGTAAGATCTGTGTCATCTGCTGCAATTGCTACTAGAAGATTTTCTAGTGTTGCCTCTGCGAAAGATGTATTTAGATTAACTGTCATACCTTGCTTGAATAAACGAGCAACGTCGAGAAGTTGATCTACTGCTACCTCACCGAAATCAGGTTGGAATGCGAGTTCCAAACCATTTGATGTGTAGCCTACGTTTGTGTATGCTTCATCTGCATCTACAGTATCCTTATAGGATGTTGAGGATGCGGTGAATGCTGGTAGATCTGTTGCTGCTTGAGCATCAGTAATCTTTCCTGCGCTGTCAAGTCCGATTGGACCTGCATCATGCGTAAATAGTGCTGCTGCACCTACGATGATGTTACTACTTGAACCACGGCTGTATGCCATATTTTCTCACCTCTTTCATTTTATTAAAAAAGGGCTTGTTTCCTCATCCTAATTATACTGCCTTTTTATTATGGGTTATTTAGGTCTGGGTATACAGCATGCCAGTCGTAATCGATGATCATTTTATTCCCCGCATAAGTACGGGCTGTACCAAAGTCTATAATGTCCCTGGTTTCTTCCAACTGATATATCTTAAAGTTATGAAAGTAAGGCACATAGAATGTTCCGTGTCCAGGAATGGTCGCAACTGGTCTAAGGGTTTCAGTTTCTATTTCAACCTCTAGAGTAGACAGAATCCAAGCATTTAGGTCTTCTGCTGACTCATCCCCTCTATCAAGAAAGTCTTGAATTTTCTGAGTTATTCTTATTAGGTTTGGCACAGCATTTTCTTCTAAAGCATTAAAATAATAAAGTAGTTGTTCACATTTGATGTGAGGGAATGGCATTCTTCTCATTTTAAACATTCTATCGTATATTGCAGCATTGCCATTAAACACAAACACTCCTGGAGTTCCCTCTGTTAGATTGTCAATAGAAAATTCTTGAGCCAATCCTGCCATATCGGTTGGCATTGTTGGAAACATTGGGATAGCGCCAAAGTCTGGACCAAGTTTTTGCTGTAAAAATGCGTTGATAAATGATGGTGGATGATCGATGACTACTGACATTATGCACCTACTCCTGCGTTAGCAATCCAGCGATAGCCTGTTGAAATTCCTTTTGATCTGCCCATTCTTTTCCCTGCTGCCATATCTTTTTTGTACACTATTGGATTTTCAAGATACTTGGCAACTCCACTCACCCTTAAGAATGCTTGAGAAAAATATCTATTAAAGAACATATCAAACACTTTTTCAAAACCACCTTCTACTGCAGTTCCTCCAGGATTGTCAACTCTGACTTCATTTTTTGTAAACACCATTTCTCCATTATCTTCAAACGCTAAAGCCTGAGCAAGCCTTGGCCTAATTGTAACTGGAATTCCTTCTTCCATAATTCTTGCCTTGTCATAAAACGGAGTTCTTGATCCATTCTTAATTGATGTAGACTGACTAAAAGATGATTTAAAAGATAATCCTAATTGGCTGGTGGTATATGATATGTCGTATAGTCTTGCACTGGGGCTTCCTGTTTGATGCCATTCGTAAATATGGTGCAGCATTTCTGGGTTTACCCTTGCGTTTGAGTCTATAAATTCTTTCATAAGTTCTACTGTTTCTAGTCCTAGTGTTTTTAAGAATACAGTTTTTCCTCTATGAATACCCTCTAAAAATCCAACAGAGTAATCAACAATATTGTTCATATCTTTTTTAAATTGCATAGAATTAAATACTGTTCTCATACGTCACCTGTTTGATTTTCTGATCTTCTGATAATCAACTTATAAGATTCTACTACTCCAAATGGTCCTACAAAAGGCTCGTAGGTGGCTATCTCAAATAGCGTTCCCTTCCCAGATCTTGGACCAGAGGTTTCTAGATAAACTAAGTTTCCTTCTTGATCTTTTACATCTGTTATGAGTATATTAGTTAAAGAATTCTTGTTGTCTCTAGAAGATATTCTAATGTCTGACTTTGTCCTTCCAACTAAAATGCTATTCTGAGTAATGTTTACATTTGGCTTTACTTCTTCTTTAAATGCTGAGCCTCCTGATGAAAAACTGCAAGCAAAGGTTCTATCTAAAACCCATTGTTTTTTAATTGCTCCAAAGTCGCCTTGCTCAACAATTGGATGATATAGAGAGGCTTGCATTGGAAACATAAAGTCTGGAGTTTCACAAACAGTCATTACAACACCCCAAGTTTTGTAATAGACTTAGTATACTTCGAGAGTATCTTGTCTACAAGTATATTTCCTGTTCCTTCGAATAAACCTTTATCAAATTGAATTCTATATTGATCTGTGTTGTATGAAGAAATAAATCTCTTGTAATAATCTAACTTCCCGCATTCTATATCGTGAACAAGCATCTCTGTTGCCTTAACAATATCTGATGGAACAGATGTGTGTCCGTATTCGACGGTTATTCTGTAGTCCCAAGTTTTTCCAAATCCTCTATAAATAAACTGTGGATCTAATGAATCGGAAGACGCTGCAGGTAATACTAGTGGGGCTGACTCTGCACGATTAATATTGTCCGTTGATTTCTCAACAATTGCTGTCTTGTCAGATGTTACTTCATATTCTCTGTCTGTAACCAATTTGTTATTTTCATATACCGTTAAAACTTTTTTTACATCATCCCAGATAGGCAAATAGTCTGATCCAGTTCCTGTAAAATTTAAAACCTTTTTCTTATAATAAAATCCTTCTCCAACTATTGAATCAATAATTGCTCTTGCTAATTCTTCATTATCTGCATAGGCAGAAATGTCTGAGGCTGTATCTCCCTTTGTAGTTGGGTTTACGTACGGCCTGACTATTTCGTATGTAGTATCAGAAACAATATCTCCGTCAATAATAACTTCTACTCTATAGTCAGAGTCATATCTTCCAGGAAGGTTTATTGTTACTGTGTCTCCCGTTGAAAGTTCATCAAATTCTAATGTAGAAATTGAAAGGTCCGCCAAATCGGTAACAGTAACAGTTACATCTTCGTCCACTACAGATGTAGGAACTGTATAAGTAACTGGTATATTAGCGTATGGCGGAACCCTCAATATTTCCATTTTTACAAACCAAAAGCCTTCTTGACTTCTTCTGGTTCTGCAATTCTAACATGTTTGCGAGTTAACCACTTGTCTGCCTGTTGTTTTGTTACAATATTGTAACCTTTAGTTACAGACCCGACTTCTGACCAATAAACGCTTTTTGTTGAGTGAATAGCGACCTTGTCTCCAAGACCATCTACCTTAACAGTTTTCTTAGGGCCGTCTGCTGCCATTGAACCAATTGCTCCTGTTTTAGTAAATCCTAGTGCCTGGACTGGCTCTTCTACTGCTGGTTCTTCGACAACTGGTGCCTCAACTACTGGTGCTTGTACTGGCTCCTGTACTGGCTCTGGTGCTTGTGCTGGCTCCTGTACTGGCTCTGGTGCTTGTGCTGGCTCTTCTACAAATTCATGTATTGATCGCATTTCGTTATTATTATTTTCCATTGTATCCTCCTTGTTTGTATTATATCACTAAAGTATTAAGGGGGACAGGAGAGTGAACTCCCGCCCCCCATTAAAGGTTACTGGTTACAGACTATGCGTCTGAAGCAGCATCTGCGTATGCAATGGCGTCTTCTTCTTCCAACTGGAGTCCGAAGCGAACGAATACTGTGTATTCAATCGTGTCCTTCTTTGCTACGTATTCACGGTTTACAGTGATGTCTCTTTGGAATCCCCATACACGGTTTGCTGGGAATGTCAAGTCGACATATCCTGCTGGGTAGTAAGGAACTTCCTGAACTTCGATTCCGAGAACACGAGTTGTACGTGCTCCACCGAATGTCTGTCCGATACCATCAAGGTAGTTCTGACGATTTGCTTGGGTGCTTCCTGGAATTTGTCCAGCAAACGCTTCAGCAACTGCATCAGCAAGTGTACCGTTATTCTTAACGATTCCACCGAATACGTCTGTACCTGCGTAGAACTTAAGATTGTTCTTAAGTGCACGGT